GATTTCTTTGCGCGGAAACCTACGGCAACAGGAGTGCCGCCATCCTCACTTGCGGAAATGATGACACCATTTGAATCAATGGTGGCTCCTGTGAGGTCGGAAGCTACGGATGTGCCGATGTCATCGACACCCAACGATAAAGTACCGCTTTTGAACTCTTTGACGATTTCGGATGCACCGTCATCGGCATAAAGTGTCGCTTCTGCCAGTTCTACTGACAAGTCTGCGGTCATAGCTTTTGCCATCTGCACCGGTGTTGCATAGGTTTCGAAACCGTTTTCGTCTTCGGTGATTTTGGCATAGTATAATTTATCAAGACCAATTGTAGCCATGTCTAATCCTCCATTTCATAATAGTTTGCCACATCCACTGAGTAGTGGTGGTAGCCTGTTTCTGTTTCATAACCGACATACCTGCGGTCGGTTATTGTGAACTCATTTTTCAATAGTAATTTCACAAGCGCGTTTTTGTCTTTTGTGTAATTGCCTTTAACGTATAGTGATAGTCGAACTTCCTGGACGTCAACGCTCGGAGTGTTATCGGCGTGGAGGTCAAAGGAGTCCGTTATGGGTACTACAACGATATACTTTTTTGGCGCTGCTCCGCTGAACACTCCTGTTTCAATAGGAATTTTCAAAGGAGCGAGCTTCGTTTGAATGTCTGCCAATATGCTCATCGCTTTTTAACCTCCGCCTCAAATGTTCTTTGCATTGCCTCCTGGCATTCCTTCTTGGATGCGTTCTTTGCAGGTTTCAAGAAGGGCTTTGCCGGCTGGCCGTGTTTTCCATATTCAATGATGGTAGCAATTTTAGCGTTGCTGCCACCACCTTTACGAGGTTCGGCAAAACCGACTTTGATGTTGTGGTTGCCGTTTCTATCCATTTTTACTTTTGTAAGACCGAGAGCCGATTCAAGCTCTCCTGTGGAACGACTTTCATATTTAGTGCCGGATCCTATGACAGAAGACAGTTTGCTTTTTATCTTTTTCAAGACCACTTCGCCGCCTGCTTCCAAAACCTTCTCGGCAACATCGTCAAAGTCTTTTCCGAGCTTTGACATTTGTTCCAAAAATTCCTCCGGCATTTTAATATCAACCTTTGCCAATGGTAGCCACCACCTTTTTTGCAAGAACTTCCGTGTACATACCGCGACCTTTCACATCCTCAACGGACGTGATTTCAAATCGCTCATCACCAATGACGATGATGTGGTCTGTCGTTATTTCTACGTCTGGTATCCTGCGAAAACGAAATAGGTCGGTCGCTTCGGAAAATGCTGCGAGGTTTGCCCAGCGCTGGCTTCCGTGTCGACCTTCTCTATAAACGCGGACAGATGCGAGGACTTCATCATCTGTAACCGCGAAGCCCTCACTATCCTTTGTTTGCTTGGTGGAAACTATGTCAGCAAAAGTATTCATTTTACCAAAGCTCATAATCACACCTTCCAATCTCGGTCAAGCCGCAATAGAAGGTTGACTGTGTCCCATACCTGCTGTCCTGCTTGGACGTTATCCGCGAAGAAGCCACCGGTGCTTCCGTCCCTTGATTCGTAAAAATGGGACGAGAGCATTATGACTGCCTGCTCGGTCGTTGCCGGCATCGGGTTGTCTTTATAAAACCCTGCCGGAATATGCTGATAGCTTTCTGCGTATGAAACAGCTGCGGTGATGTAGCTTTTCAGCAATCCATCATCCGCTGCGTGCGTAAGAATAAGATTCTGTTTTACTTTTTCAAGTAACGCGTCCATCACCGCCACCTCCAATCAATTACGCGGATGCCTTCATCTGAAGGAGCTTGATGCCTTCAGGAAGAATGATTTTACCGTCAACACGCTGGGTGCCTACGAAACCTACCTGACCGTTAGTAGAGTAAAGCTCATTGAGTCTCTGCACGGTTCTGCCTGTTCTGTCAGCAATCCAGTAGTTATGGAAATCACCGAATGCAATTGCGTATGCGCCTGCTGCAAGAGTAGGTGCGTACGGGCTTGTATAAATCTCGTAGCCAAGAAGTTTGTCGGGCTGACCTGCCTGTACGGAAGGCTGCCACAAATACTGGCCGTTGTTATCCTTGAGCTTACGGAGTGCAGAAACTGTCGCATCGTTCATAAGGAACTTTGCGTTCTTTCTGTACGGTGCCTTCAGCGCATAGATAAGGTTGATTACTTCGTCTGCAGTAATTGCTGTCGCGCTTGCTGCAGTTACGCCAACCTCCGCACCATCCTTGGTGAAAAGACCTGTCGGCTGACCGTTGCCGGTACCAACGCAGAATGCCTGCTCCTCGGCAACGCCGAAAGCGTATGCGAATTCTTTTGCGATGTAGTCTTCGAGGTCGAACATGCTATCTTCAAGAAGCTCTGTGCTTACCTTGATAAGGTCAGTGAGCTTATATGCATCGATAGTCTTCTGGTCGAAGGTAGGATTGCTTTCTGTGAATGCAGCGTTTTCTGCTGTCCATTTCGCAACGCTGTGTGCTGCTGCAACAGGGATTTTGCGTTCACTGTCGGTCTGGATAACCTTACACAGCTTACGCATTACGTTTTCTTCCTTCAATGCTTCTACGATTGATTTCTCAAACTCGGTCGGTACAAGGTATCCGCCGTTTGCGTCTGCGTCAGTCGAAAGCACATTGTGAAGCATCGGCTTACCACGAAGCAGCAAACCGAAGTCCTGCTTGTATGCATCGGATGTGCGGCCTGTCTTTTCGGGTACCACACCTGCAGGTGCGTTCACGATAGGTTTTGATGTTGCCTTTGAAAGTTCAGCTTCAATCTGCTGCTGTCTTTCAAGTCTCTGGATTTCTCTGCCGTAGTCTTCGATTTCCTTTTCCATTCTGCAATAGGTTGCATCGTCCTCTGCAGAGAGAATACCCTTGTCGCCTGAGCGACTGTCAAGGAAAGCCTTTGCTGCTTCCCATGCCTGATTTCTTTTTGCACGAAGTTCGTTAATAGTCATAATTGGTTACCTCCATTAAATATGTTTTTTGATTAAATCAAGGCGTCCTTTGAGCTCATCAACGGAACGTCCTCTTTTCGGGGTTTGTGTACTGTCTGTTACGCTGCAGTGCTCCTTCAGTTTATTGATGAAATCTGCATTTGCGTCTCTGCGGGAGAAAAGCATAGAATTCTTGGTGTCCTTCTTGAACGGGTTTTCTTTCTTTTCTTCCTCGTCGTCCTCCTCGGAAGGTTCTGTGCCTTCTTCAGCAGGTTTCTTTTCTTCCTCATCATCGTCGGGGTCTTCTTCAAGCGGATTTTTTGTATCCGCATCACGAAAGAGAATGTCATCAGCAAAACCAAGCTCCACCGCTTTGTTTGCGTCCATCCATGTCTCCGCGTCCATGAGGTGAGAAATCTTTGCTCTCGACATGCCGGTCTTAATCTGGTATGCGTTGACAATGGAATCCTTAACGCTTTCCAGCATTTCAATTGCCTTTTGCATCTCATCAACATTTCCCATGGCTACTGTCATCGGGTTATGAATCATGAGCATTGACACCGGCGACATGAGCACCTTTGCACCTGCCATCGCAATTACTGACGCGGCCGATGCTGCGATACCGTCAATCTTTACGGTAACGTTGCCTTTGTAGTCCTTCAGCATATTGTAAATCTGGGCTGCTGCAACGCAATCACCGCCAGGTGAGTTGATCCATACGGTAACATCACCGCTGCCTGCTTTGAGTTCATCTTCAAAGAGCTTCGGGGTTACGTCATCGTCAAACCAGCTTTCTTCTGCGATGGTTCCGTTCAGATGGAGTATTCTCATCTGGCTCTCCTCGTTGTTCGTCCAGTTCCAAAACTTCTTCATCTTCGGTTTCCTCCTTTTCATCAGTTTCTTTATTTGCAAACGCTCCTGCGTTTTGCATCGGTAACATGCTGCCGTTGATTAAATACAAATCGCCGCCTTGCTCGGCAGGTATCCTGTCGAGGTTTTCAAGCTCGCGGATGTCGTTTGCACTCATCCAACCGTTTTGTCTGGCGATGGAGTATCCGTTCATACGGCTCTGATAATCACCACGCAGCAATCCTTCAAGATTGAATTTTATAAAATAGTCCTTTTTCTCATCCGTTGACAAGAGTATTCGCATGAGCGACTGCTCCCAGCGAATTACCCACGGGTCGAGTGTGTATTTTACAAATTCAAGCGACTGCTGCTCTATATTAGAAAAGCTCGACTTTTCCAGGTCGCCAACCATGTGCGGCGGCACTCTGAAAATTCGAGCGATTTCATTGATTTGGAATTTGCGTGTTTCTAAGAATTGCGCCTGCTCGGGCGATATGGAAATAGGTGTATATTTCATACCTTCTTCGAGCACTGCAATTTTATTTGCGTTTGCGCTTCCGCCGAAGGTTGCGCTCCAGCTATCACGCACACGCTGCGGGTCCTTTATGGTTCCTGGGTGTTCAAGCACACCGCCGGGCGCTGCGCCGTTTGCAAAGAATTTCGCGCCGTATTCTTCACATGCGATTG